CGTTCAGTGCTGTTGACATAGCTGGGCTATAGTCGAGCATACCTGAAGCTGCGAGTGCGGATGCAACGTCGGAAGACACGATAGCAAAGTTACCTTTACCACGGCGTGTTTCTTTTGCGATTACGTTAGCTTCACGCTCGAGCTGAAGGATAAGACCTTTGATCTTCTCTACGCTCCAACGACCATCTGCGTCTGTTGACAGATCGAATATACCGTTGATTGCTGTGTTAGCTGTACCAGCACCGGTCTTAGCTTGGCTGTTGATTGTACGGATAACTTCGCGGTTGATCTCTGCAAGGATCTCAGTGGACAGGATGTTTGCCAGCTCTGTCTCTGCATCCAGACCGTGGATCGCTTTCAGATCCTGTGCAAGCTCGAGGCTGTACTCGGCTTTCAGTGCGCGTGATTTCGCAGTCACAGTCGCTTTTTCGATTGTGAAACCCATTTCACCGAAGCTGGAACCACCTGTGGAACCGAGTGCTTCTGCGTCTGCCGTTGGCATAGCACCACCGAAATCAGGACCCGTACGATCGTTGTCGATGGAAGAGTCTGAGTTGGAGTCTGTGAGACCAGAAAGACCGGATGGACCTTGTGTCTGTGTTGCACCAGAGTCACCGGAGAATGTGGTGTCTGCTTCGTTGAAGAGCGCTTCAGTTGAACCAGTTGCACCTGCACCGTAGCGTGACTTCATTGCGAAGATTAAGCCTGTTGGACCAGTCATTGGCTGAACGCCAGCAACATCATACGCCATCATGTTTGGCATTGCACGACGTACGAGTGAGATAAGAACTGGGTTCCAGTTAGCTGCTGAAGTAGTAGCGTTGCCTGGTGCAGCTTCCTGAAGCATTGCTGCTTGACCGGACTGCTGAGCAAACTCTTTTTCTTGGTTCTCAAGAACAACAGCTGTAACCGCACGTTTGTGTGCGTCTTTGATTTCAGTACCTTCGTTCAGTACTGGCGCCCATTTCTGGGTTAAACGATCATAAGTTTCCATTTTGGAATCTCCTAAGTTGGTATTAGTATTGTGTTTTTCTAAGGGCTTTGAGATAGTGTTCCATTGACTCTGAAATTTCTTCTTGAACTTCGTCGCCAGTTTCTACAGTATCTTCGATGATTGATTCAGCAGTTGCTTTTTCTTTCTTGAAGTAAGCTTCTTTGATTGTAGCAACTTTGTTTGCGAATGTTTCTTCGTCAACAAAATCTACATCTTCTGAAAGCTTAACAAGTTTTTCAACTTCTGTTTCTGCCAGGCCGTTTGCTGCTTCACGAATTACTTCGTAACGCTTGAACGATTCCAGCTCTTCTTTCATAGTGATCATTGCTTCGGTCTGAGTGTTCAGTTTCTCTTCAAGTGAAGTGTTCTGTTCAGCCAGATCGTCAACTAGGTCTACTTTGGAATCAGGTACTGCAATGTAAGACTCTGTGAAGAGTGTCTGCAGTTTATCCATGAACTCTTCTGCGATCTCAGTACGGATACCGTTCTGGATTGCGAGCTCATTTTCTTTCATCCAATTTTCAACTACATAGTTCAGGTAACCGTCGACCTTCTCAACCATATCGGCTTTGAATGTGTCTACTTCTTCCTGAAGTGCGGTAGCATAATTTTCTTCGAGACGCTCTACTTCTTCTGACAGCTTTGATTTCATTGCTGCTTCGAAGATGATTGCGGCTTTGCCTTTAAAGCCTTCGGATAAAGTTGCTTCTTCATCCATAAGAGCTTCTAAGTCTTCCGAAAAGTCCAGATCTTCGGCTTGTAAGCCAGAGGCTTTGCCGCCCATTTTAAGATCGGATGCATCGGAGTTAGACTTATCGCCTTTACGCTTCGTTGCAGTTTTACCTGCACCTTCTGCTTTCTTCACAGAAGCAACAGATGCCTCTTCTGTGTTTTTAGCATCTTGCATTTCGCTGATTTCGATCCCGTCATCATCGAGTGCAACATCCTGTTCTACTTGATCAGTCATGATTGACTCCTATTTTGTTTTCAGTAACGAGAGGAAATTCTTAAACTCGCGAACTTGTGCCTCATAAAGGTCTGCTCTTGGAGTAGTTTTAATTTCTGTCTCTATTCTTTCAATTTCTTGAGCTTCGATAACGCCGTTATTCCAGACCCATTCTACACCTTCCATAATCCCATTAACGAAAGCTTGAGGTGCTGATGGATCTTGAACGATGTCTACGGTGTTTAACATGAAGTCATCTTTGACATACATAACGCCGTTTCTCTGTTCAAGACTTCCCATACCACGAGTTGATACGCCTAGTTGAACACCACCTTCAAGTAAGCCCTTAACGATCTTACCCATTGGAGTCTCCAGTATGCGTGCCTTACCCATCACATTATTACCTTCCATTTTTAGGTCAGTAATGAGATGGGATACCTTATCCAAGTTAATTGTAGGTCCGTCTGGGTGGTTCAGTTCACCTACCGCACGACCGGACTTAACTTGGTCTGTTACGTACTTATCTACCGCTTGTTCCATGATGGCTTTTGGGTAGATACGTCCGTTTCTATTCTTACCTTCGGCTTGAGCAAAGATCCCTTCAATGACGTGAGTCTTTGTGCCGTCTTCTTTCTTCTCGACGATACATTGAACATCCGTCTCTGTAAATTCTGTGATCAGCTTCATCGTTTGCCTCCGGCCATTTTTACAAAATCTGTCGCAGCTTTCTTTGCATCAGCAAGAGAATTGTAAGTGTCCAATTTCTCCATGTCGATGTAAGCGACGTATTTGTTCTTTTCTTTGTGTACCATTACATTATGCTTGCCGACTTTTGCATCATAGACATGCTCACCAGGTGGCATACCTTTTTTCATAGCTTCACGAATTTGTGCAAAAGTTTTCATATGTTACACTTTTATTTGTATATTCTCGTTTATTTATATAAATAAATTTTTTTAAATCAATTAAATTTAAACTTCTTCTAGATCTTCATCAGATTCTAGATCCGCCATTGCGGTCTCCAGCTCTTCATCTGAAACTTCTAGATCAACGTCATCCTCGTCGACTTCCATAGTTTCGTCACCAAGATCTTCGTCATCGACAGCATCTTCTTCTTCTTCTTCTGGTGAGTACATTGCTTGAGCTACCGCAATCTTCTCTTGTTCAATAGCATCACCGACACGTTGTCCGATGGCATCATTCCAAATCTCATTGGCTTTTTCGAATTCAGAGTGCGTAATATAGTCAATCATATTAGCAAGTGGATTCTGTTCTGCTTGTACTTCTTCAGTCATAATAACCCCTTATTTGGCCACTTTTAAGTTAATAGTATGTGATGAACCACCTTGATCTTCTTGCTCTTGATCCTGCTGTTGTGGTTCTTCGGGTTCGTCCGGCTCTTCTTGGTCTAGCTGACCAGCCATCTGTTTGATCATCTCATCGTCAAATTTTAGCACGTTTTTCATGACCCACTCTTTGGAGAAGTACTCACCGACATAGTTCTGTACTTGGTCGAGCGACTGTAGCTTCTCTCGGAGCAGCTCTGCGTCTTTTAATTCAGTGAAGTGGTTATCACGTGTGAATTCGAATCTTAGACCGTTTGAGAAATCTTCCCAGTCTTCTTCAGTGATGATGTTCTTAAGAATGAGCTGTCGCTTCAACATCTCCCGGAACATCATAGAGAAGCGCAGACGCAGACGATCGATGAACTTCTGGAACTTAAGTTCGTCACGTGTGATCTCACTCGATCTTCCGAGTGAGAACTGCGACTCCTGTTCAAGACGGTTTACTGGAACGTTTAACGATCTATATAGTCTTTTTTGGAAGTAGAGAATATCGTCGATCTGACCTAAGTTCTCACCGCCTGGTAGTGTAGAGATCTCTGTACCACGACCACCTTCACGACGCGGCAGCCAGAAGTCCTCGAGCATGGACATGTGCTTGCGATCGTCCTTGACCTCACCAGTGGCAGCATCGTAGACCAGCTTGTTGCGGTAGCGAGACATGATGCCTTTCATGTACTCTTCCGATTTACCTTTCGGTAAGTTACCAACGTCAATGTAGAAGATACGACGTTCGGGTGCACGTGCAAGACGATAGATTACCAATGAATCTTCCATCATGCGCAACTGGTTAATAGGCTTAAGCGCTTTGTGCAGATATGAAACTACATTCTTTTGTGTAGAATCTAGTAGACCTGATGTGGTATAGATCACGGAATCTTTTGTGAGCTTGATACCAGAGTTCTGCTGACCGGGCTTTTCCTGATAGATGTAGTACTCGTTCTGGCCTTCTACAATTGTAGCACCAGTGACTGGATCTTTCTTACGGATAACTTCTTTTACTTTACGAACCTTAGCAGCATCGACCGGACGAATATCCTGGACACCTTTCTTAGGGTTCTTTTCATCGACTACAATGTGGTATACCTTTCTACCGTCGATGTACCATGATCTAAAAATATCGTGACCCATATCCCCAAACTTAAGCATATAAAGGATAGAGTCGAATTCTTCTACAATTTTATTCTTGATGGACTTAGAGAGATCGGTATTATCTAAGTTTACTTTAACTGCCATTTCATCGCCGCCAGACACCGCCTCGTTGGTAATGTCTTCAATTGCTGCATCTACTTCTGGGTGTTGTGCAACGCCGCGATACTTTTGGATAAGAGTAGAGTTGTCCTTGGATTTATCGCCGTGGATATCTACATACTGACCGAAGTGTGATCCCGATGCGGTCACATAACCTGCACCGTCCTCGTCCACCTTAGGAACGATAGATCTTAAATTCTTTTCTTTTGACTCTTGACTCTTGGATCTACTGATCTCGAATCCAAAAAGTTTTAAACTATTATCGGCCATGCTTCATCCTATCGTTTAGAGTGACTGGGCGTTTCCGCCCAGTCTGATCTTATATATCCACTTATTAGGAAGTAGTATTTGATTCCCAATACTGAACTTGGAACTCAACTTGGAATCTTTCGATATCGTCGTTTGCGCCATAGCTCAGATCGATTGGGGAAACGTTAGTTGGGAAGCAACCTCTGAAGTTGTAAGACTTCAGGATTGATTCGTCTCTGTCCAGCTGTTCAACCAGAAGGTCTGCTTGGTAATCAACTGGGTTAGTAAGACCGGTGTTAGCTGCGTGAGCATTAACGCCATTCATCCAACGTTCCATTGAGTTTCGTACTGCAAAGTCAGTGTCGTTGATGATCGTAGGTGTCCACGTATCGAATGTACGATCGCCTGCAATCTTTAACTGACGTCCACGGAATGGAACAGTAATTACACCCATGATTGACCCAGGAAGCTGTGCTGCTTCGCAGAGGAATGACGTAACTTCTACGTCACCACCTGCATATGCTGGGAAGTTAATAGTGGCTTTAAACAGATTAGGTCTAGCGCCACCGCCTCTTAGTTTGGCTTTAAAATCGTCTACTGCGAGAACCATTTTTTATCTCCTGCGCTTTCTTATACCGAACCCACGACTTCTTCGAAGTCCACACCCGTTCTAACTGCGACAAAGTTAAGTGTCACGAAGTTAATTGAACGTGCAGGCTTGATGAAGATCGAGCATACGAATTCGTTTCTGTCTATAACTGCCGGTGTGTTGTTTGTTTCATCTGCAACAACACGGAAGTCGGTGATACCACGTCTGCCTTGGATCTCTCTTAAGAAAGGTTCCAC